GGGGGTTGCGGGTTCGAGTCCCGTCATGGATATATTTATAGCACAGATTCCCGAGTGGTCAAAGGGGATAGACTCAAGTTCTATTGCATTTATGCTTCGTGGGTTCAAATCCCACTCTGTGTAATTATTTAAATTTTAATATTTTATAATATATAAATGTTATCCGTAATTAAATTATTCTTTTACTCTTTTGGATTTTTAAATAATACAATCGATGATAAAATTGATTATATTGATCATATGAATACTCAAAATCTATCATATAAATTAAGATTATATAATTTTGAATATATTAATAATGATAATAAATTTATTCCTCGTTCAGAATGTTATAATTGTTTTACTGATAATAAAGATGTACAATTACCTGAATCGGTTGATTGGAGAAAAGAAAATGCTGTCACCATTGTAAAAAACCAAGGTGATTGTGGTTCATGTTGGTCTTTTTCAACAACAGGATCTATTGAAGGTGCTTGGGCAGTTAAATATAATAAATTATACAATTTATCTGAACAGATGTTAGTAGATTGTAGTGGTGCTTATGGTAATAAAGGTTGTGAAGGAGGGTTGATGGATAATGGATTTAAATATGTGATTGATAATGGATTGTGTTCTGAAAATGATTATCCATATCAAGCAGAAAGAGATTTTTGTAGATCTAGTTTATGTAATATTAAAGTTAAAATAAGAGATTATTCTGATGTTGAATCTAATAATGAATATATACTTAAAAAGGCAGTAGCAAAACAACCTGTATCTGTTGCTATACAAGCAAATTTATCAAGTTTTCATTTTTATAAGTCTGGTGTATATCAAGATGATGATTGTGGAACTCAACTAGATCACGGTGTTCTAATTGTAGGATATGGTTATGATAAATATACAGGATTAGATTATTGGATTGTAAAGAACAGTTGGAGTCCTCAATGGGGTGAAGATGGATATGTAAGAATTCTTAGAAATTATGATAAATCTGATTCTGGAATGTGCGGTATTGCTTTACAACCAAGTTTCCCTATAGTTTAGATATAATCACATATTTCTGTCCAAAATTTATTTTCTTCTAAATCTATTAATAATTTAAATGGTTTTCCACAACCATATATTAAACCTTCATTAAATAATCTATCACATTCTGATTTATTTAAATGAGGATCTATTTGTTCATTATTATTTTTATATACACCATGTCTAAATATTTTACAATTAAAATCTTTTTTATTTATTATAATTAAATCTGAACAATGTGGACATTTAACTAATATATTCTCCATATATTATATAAATTATTTCTTTTTATTTTTATTTTTACCTCGAAGATAATTTTGATGCTTTAAATATCTATGTGGATTATATGACATACTAAAATATGATATAACATCATAATCTACACCTTTGAATATACGTAAATCATCTATCTTAGATACATTACTTTTTATTTCATCATATTCTACTTTATGTATTTTCAAAAATTCCATTAATGATCGTGGACCAGTAGTTTGAAATATATATCTTACTTTCCAATCTTTATATATATCAATCTTATTTTTTTCTTTAATACGAGTTTCTACAAACTTTAGATAATCATACATAACTTCACAACCTTTTGGTGCATATATTACTTCCATATCTGTATTTGTATGAGGTTTTTTAGGAGTATAATAATATTCACAAAATGCTAATCTATCAAACTCATATTTTTTCTTTAATGGAAATATATCCATATCTACGTACATACCTCCTTCATCGTATAATATTAAAAATCTTATTATATCTGCTCTCATAATAGGATATTTAACTGAATTATACATTTTTTTAAATTCAGGATATTTATTTATTAATTTAGTACACATATCATCATTCCATAATTTATATCTGTATCCAGCTTTCTTAGCAAGATCAGACCATGCTTTTTTAGAATCAACAAATAAAGGGAAATCTGTTATAGGTTTATTATCTCTAAATACACCATATATTTGATGTATTATTAATTTAGGTCTATTTTTAGTATTTATTTTAGTATTATATACTTTTGGTTTTAATTCTTCTTTATTTATACCCTTTTTAGTAGTTTTTTTCTTTTTATTTGAACGCATTATATATATAATATATATTAGAAAAATAAAGTATTAATAATTATCTCAAAATATTTGTGATATCTCAAAATATTTGTGATATCTCAAAATTTGTGATTTCTCAAAAAATTTGAGATAAAGATTGATCCATTTCAAATCCTTCGTTCTGACTACTTTCAAGTAATCCGAACACCAACGCTTTCAGTTTATCACTGAATTTCGCTTTCGTCGCACTTTCAAGATGTCTAAATCAATGGTCAAAAATGCTCTCATCGAGGCAAACATGACATATATGTTGGAAAAGTATATCCGCCCCGACGGCGGCGAATCTCTCACACTCGACGATCTCCGAGGTGATGAGGAACTATCCAAACTGTATGAACAGTTTTTCGAAGAAGCACCAAAAAAAGACAAAAAAGCAAAAAAAGAAAAAAAAGCACAAAATTCGGAAAAATCCAAAAAAGCGCCGCAGCCTAAAGTATCCATCGAAGATAGAGCATCTGCTGGCATTGACACCAGCAGATGCCAGTGCCGCATATGGCCAGGCGAGAAGTACCGCCTGGACAATATCCAGTGTTCCACCAAGAAATCAGATGGAGAATACTGTAAGATGCATGCCAAGAAAATTAAAGAGCATGGTCCCTGGTGGTTGGGTGATATATCTGATCCTCGGCCAGAGGTTGCGATGGGTCCATCCACTGCGCCGAAGGAAAAGCAGAAGCGTCACTTGTGGCACGATCAAGTTGGTACCATGTCCCGCCCATCTAAGAAAAAGACTACATCCAAGGATGCGGCTACCCCTGTCGAGGAACCTGTTCAAGACGCTGAACAGGCTCAAGTCACCGAACTAACTCAAGCATCGGATCCTGCTCCTGACACCGAACCATCATCTCCCTCCCCCTCCCAGGCATCCACCCACGTTCCAGACTCAGGTAATGAAGATAATGAAGAACAAGACGAAGTATCTGAATTGAGTGTCGATCAAAATGAATACGCAAGTTCAGAGAGAGGTGAAGAAGGTGAAGGTGACGAAGATGATATAGCGGGATCAGATGATGATGACTTACCAGATGTTATAGAATCTTCAGATGATGAGGATGATACATTGTAAGTAGTGATAGTAGTGTATTAGTATAGTAGTAATAATAAAATTTTTTTATCATATATTAATCTTTGAAAAAATTTGAGATATTGATTGAGATAAAATAAACACAATCAATAATGGTCTCTACAATCATGGCCACAATCCCCTGCATGGCGTGTACTCTGCCTGTTCTTAAAAAGAATAACGAAACAATGGATAGTGGATCACATATTCCTTCAGAAGAAAAGTTTATGAATGATAATCTCATGGAAGTATACTATGTTTCAGATGAAATATCTGTGGATAAAAACTATCGCCTCATTACTAAGATAGATCTTCATCCACCTCGAATCAGTGAACCATATCGCAAATTCAGAAAGGTACCAAAATCTAATCGTCTTGAAAGAAAATATCACAATATTCATCAACCTGGTAGGACAAACTGTACTCAACGCTATCAAGGAAAGTAATTTATATAAACAATCTATATACTATAACACATAATAAATTTTTTTATCATATTTAAGAATATAATATAATTTTATATATAAATGGAGAATAAAGATACTGAATATAAAGATGGAGATCATAATTCATTTATTGAATATGTTTTTAAAGATTCACCAAAACCCAAAATGACTATCAAATTAGAACTAGAACCACCGAATCATGGAAACAATCTTAATAAACATATATTTGAACAATTACTACAAATATTTACTGATGGTATGAAATATTTATATGGCAATAACGATGGAAAAGTAGATATAAGTCAATTAGAAATAGAATCTATATTAAAAATGAAAGAATATTTTGATTCATTTGGAGTTGAATTAATATTTAATATGTATAATCAACATGATTATGTTTTTAAACCATATATTTATAATAGTCCAGAATTATATAATAAAAGTAAATCTGTTAACGATTTTTATTATGAAATTCCCTTAGAAAAAGAAGGAAAAATATTAGTTTATAGAATTAGTTTTAATTTATAAATAATATATAATGTTTGTTCAATTCAATTATGATAATTTTCCAAATGTCTATGTGACTTTTGGTAAATTAAATTCGACAGAAGAATTTAATATTCTAACAAGTGAATGGTTGAGATTATATGAACAAAAAATACCTTTTACTTTTATATTTGATTCATCTAATTTAGAAGTTTATAATATTAAATATTCTTTTAAGATGTCAGCATTTATTCATAGATTAAAAAAAGAACCAGAACAATATTTACAGAAAAGTATTATATTAGTAACAAATTCATTTATACAGCATTTATTAGATTTAATATTTTTTATACAATCACCAGTAGCACCTGTATATATTGTTAGAGAAAAAGAAGATATTCAAAAAATATTAGATGGTGAAGAAGTAGAAAGATGTAAAATTATTTATCCTTAGATATTTGTATAATAATATAATAAATAAATAATCCATAGAAATTCTTAGATACTATATCCAAAATATTATATGAAATATTTTTTGTTTTCAAATCAGTCATAGCAGCAACACCATACAAACCCCAAACTATTACTAAAAATGTAAATAATTTCTTACCTAACTCTGATTTCTTGGCATATTCTTGGTATATTAAATTGAATGATAAATAGAAAAATACAAATCCTAATGGAATACCTATACGTTTATCTATAATACCTGCCTCACCTAAAAATCCACATAATAACATCAAACCATTATAAATAAATATTTTGATTATATTATTTTTATTTTCTTTAAAGAAATCAATCATTTTAAAAGTTTTATTGATATTCTTTTCTCTATATTCTTGATATTTCATAAATACAATAGTTGATATTAACATAATTGGTGTGGAAAATGTCCAATCAATATACCTTCTAGGTGTAACTTTGTTTAGATTGTGAATTGCAAATATAACCCATATATAAAATCCGGATTCAATTAATTGAACAATCCCTTCAAGAACAAGTATTTCTTTAAGAACAAAATCTTTTTCTATAAGTTTTTTAAACAAACCGTCTAAACTAATTATAGTAGTTATGATTTGAACTACTAATGAAGCATAAATTGTTTTTGCTACTAATGTATCAGGTTTTAATAACATATATAACTATAATATATATAATATTATATATATATATGTCTGATAGAGTAAATCAATTCAAAGATATTATATCCAAAATTGATATAAATAAAAAAGAAAATAAAGATATTATAAAAAAAATTGAAAAAATATTAAATGAACGAATAAATACAGATTTAGAAATTTTTTTTAAATTAAAATCACCTAGAAAGGTTTCTAATCATATTTCCAAGTGATATTTTTGGATTATCTGTAATGGCATCAATAATTTTATCACCTTCAAATGTAAATATTCTTTGATGATAATTATATTTTATGGCTAGTTTAGTACATGATTTACA